CTCTTTCACTTCTAAGAAGTGGCGAGATCAACGCTATTCCAAAGCAAAAAGAAACAAAAGGATCAAGCAAAGCTGATGTACTTGCTGATGTAGATGTTGCTTCACAAACTGTAGAAGAAATTGCTGATTCAATCGGCAAAACAGTTCGTGGTGTAAAAACTATGTTAACAAGACGTGGACTACAATGTTCAGACTACAACGGCGCAGCTAAAAAAGATATCGGTTAATCACCTAGTCTTTTGATTAGTTTAAGGCAGGGGTTCGCCCCTGCCCGTTTTTTATATACTTTGGGAGAGGTCAATTGAATATTGCGTCAGCGCTTTTAAAACAGATTATAGTTCAGAAAGATTTAGATACATGGTCTAAGTTAAAAGAACATTACCTACCTGGCGAGTACCAGTCAATTTTCCGCATCCTTGATAAACATATAGACAATTATCAAGACCTTCCACAATTCGAAGATCTCCGTTATGAAGTGCGAGATCGACAACTTCAAGAAAAAATATTCGCAATCGAGTCAGTAGATGTCGAGGTAGACGCGTGGCTTTTGCTCGACTATCTTAAAAACGAATATGCACAAGTAGAAATCTTAGATGAGTTAGATTCCTACATAGATAAAACAGTCGCTATGGCTAGCGCAGAAGAAAATATAGAACAACTCCAAGAAATAGTTTTAAGGGTAAGTGATAAGGTAGATGTCAAGCCGCCAGAAGAAAGTATGCAAAGCATATCTTTATTTGAGGATGACAAAGAACTAGCGAAATATTTACCCTTAGGACTCAATACAGAGTATGACTCACAAATTCAGTTCTCTCCCAAAGACTTAGTGCTTGTGGGCGGACGAAGAGGCTCAGGCAAGTCCTTGACTTGTTGTAATCTAGCAAACTCGGTGTATGAATCAGGGCGATCTGCCTTATACTTTACAATCGAGATGGATAGTAGATCAATTCTGCAAAGAATATGCTCTATTTCAACTAAGATACCATTCTCTAGGTTAAGGAACAAAATGCTTTCAACCCAAGAATGGAACCTAGTTGGTGGATGGTGGGCAGGTAGATTTGACGGTGGACATGAATTATTGCCAGAGTTTCAAAAAACTCATGACTTTGAAGCATTCCATAAATCGTTAACAAAACTAGAACTACATAAAGATAGACAGATAGATGTTATCTATGACCCAGCACTTACTCTTTCTAAAATTCAATCTGAATTAGATAAGAAAGTAAACCAATTAGATGTTGGAGTAGTAATAGTAGATTATCTAAATCAAGTTCGTCGTCACAATGCACCGAGTCGCTCTGGTGGTCAATATGACTGGACAGAACAGATAGAAGTCAGTAAGAAAATGAAGATGTATGCACAGGAATATGAAACCTTAGTATTTGCTCCGTATCAAACAGATGCAAGTGGAGAAGCTAGGTTTGCAAAAGGTATTCTTGATGCTGCAGATGCTGCCTACTCGTTAGAGACATGGGAGCAACAGGATGAATGTATGACATTTAATTGTGTAAAAATGAGAAGTAATCGTATGGAAAGTTTTACTAGTGTAGTCGATTGGGAAACCTTAAAGATTGGCCCGCAGTCAGCAATCAATCCTAAACAGAGAGAGAACATGAAAGAAAATATGACAACAGGAGAAAACGTAGACGACATATGACATTAATATTATACACAGAACAACAATTACTTATCGCATATACGAGATATGTGAAACAACTAGGAGAGTCATCAGTTAAAGTGATGACACCTACAATAGAGGAGTTTCGTAAAATATACGAGACAGAACACGAGAATAAATTATGGGACGAAATAAATGACTAAAACAGAAAAAGCTGCACTGCAGGAATCTTTAGTACAAGTAGGCGCTGCTCTAATAATTAATTTTCCTTTACAAACATTTATGCTATGGCTAATGATAGAGAGATGGGAATGGACAAGTGCTTTTCTTATATCTATAACTACTACTTTTATATTTACAGTAGTGGCATTAGTAAGAACATATATGATTCGTATGGAAATTGAAAAGAGACGCAGACATGGGCTATGGAGAAAGGTAAGGAACAATGGCGGCAGATAGAATTAGTAAGGAAACGGCAGAGTTAATAGCTCTGCCCCCTTATACATGGGAAACACAAACAGTTAAATTTCTATTGAATCAGAAGAAGATTTATCAGAACATAGAACGAGTACCCATAAATCAACCACTATATGATAGCGTTGTAGAGCATGGTATTGAATCCCCTATACTATGTATGCCTAACTATTATCCAATCGCAGGAAGTCAAAGAATGAGAGTGATGTGGGAAATAGTCAGAAAACACAGAGACGGATGGATGTTTAAAACAATGAATATTAAAGTTTGTCGTTTTGACAAAGAATGGTGGAATATGTTTTACTTATGGGGAGATAAAAAAGAAAGAGATCGAATTATTGCAATATGGTTTCAAATGGTAGAACTTGCTTGGAAAAGTAAGTACTATGAACATACAACAGATCCAAGTGGAAAGGCTATGACAGACTTTGAAGAACTTGGAGATCAATTAAAAGGATGGAAACACAAACAATGAAATATATAGTAGCAAATCTAATCTTCTGGCCGATATGGACATTTATATCTGCAATACCTTATCTTCTAATAGAAAGAGCTAAGGCGAAGGTAGATATATTTAAGAAACATGATGTAGTATACAGAGACGGAGACAATACATGAAAGATTTAGTAACAATATTAGAACATTTATTCTTTTCGCTAACAATGGCGATGGCATTAGCTATACCCATTTTTACTATAGTACTTATGCTCTCTCCTTATTTTACATGACAGTAGAAGAACTATTACAAGAACGAAAGATAGATTATAAGTTGTCTCCAGCAGACTGTGTTGTTGCGTGTTTAAATCCTGAGCATGACGACAGTAATCCAAGTATGAGAATTGATAGAATTACAGGGGTATTCAACTGTTTTTCGTGTGGCTTTAAGGGCAATGTGTTCAATCACTATGATGCCCCATCGAATCCTTTAGACATTCGTAGAGAAAAAGCTAGACGAAAGATAGAAGAAAAAAGAGCATCTTCCGTAGGATTGAAGATGCCAAAGAACTTTATGCCGTATGTAGGCAATTGGAGGGAGATTACTCCTGACAGTTACAAACTGTTTGATGCATTTTTGCACCCAGACAAGCCTTTTACTGGTAGAATTTCTTTTCCAATCAAGGACTTGACAGGAAAAATCGTAGCATTCAATTGTAGAACACAGTCCCCAACTGATGTTCCAAAGTATTTAATACACCCCCCGAAGGCATTGCTACCTTTATATCCTGCTCGAGTCCGCCCCATTAAGGGGAGAGTTATATTAGTAGAAGGTATATTCGATATGCTTAATCTCCATGACAAAGGCTTAACAAATGCCATGTGTTGTTTTGGGACTAGAAACATTGATATTGATAAACTTAAACTACTAAGGATGCAGGGAGTAAGTGCAGTAGATATATTATTTGATCCTGACGAAGCAGGACAAGAAGCTGCCCTCCACATTATAGAACTCTGTGAGACAGCAGAGTTATTATCAAAAAACATAAAGTTACCTGTGCAATTAGGGGATGCAGGTGCTTTGAATAAACAAAAAGTAAAAGATTTAAAGGAGAGATTATATGGCTAAAATAGCCTTAGTAGAAAGTAAACCTAGTCGTAATGACTATGTAAGATTATTTGATAACGAAATACAGTTCGACAAGTTCGAATTATGTTCTGACCCAACAGTTAAGAAAGTATTAAAACGAGATTGTGATATCGACATTAATGAAGATGATTATGATTGGATTATACTTGTTGGTTCTGAATGTTTAAAGTACTTTACAAATCAAAATTCAGTAACAGAGTATAGTGGTAGATGTATTGATGATAAGTACCTACCTGTAATTAACCCTGCCATGTTAGCCTTCAAACCTGAAGCTAAAAAGACATGGGAAGAATCAAGAGAAAACATAGTTAAATATACACAAGGTAAACTAAAACAACAGAAACTTGCTGATGACAAATGTTACGGCATTAGAGATTCAAAAGAACTTCACAGATTCCTTATCAACGCTAGAGATCATGCAAATGACTTCATTGCTCTTGATTCGGAGACTTCAGGTCTGTATCCTCGAGATGGATATATGCTTGGTATTAGTTTATCTTATGAAGAAGAACATGGAGCGTATATAGATTGTGAGTGCATAGATGAGACAGCAGAAGTATTACTTCAACAAATCTTTGATAAAAAGAGAGTAGTATTTCATAATGCTAAATTTGATTTAGCTTTCTTTGAGTATCACTTTGGATTTAAGTTTCCAAGATTCGAAGATACTATGCTACTTCATTATATGTTAGACGAGAATCCTGGCACACATGGTTTGAAACAACTATCACTTAAGTACACTCCTTACGGAGATTATGAGAAAGGTATGTACGAATGGATAGATGACTACTGCCGTAGAAATGGTATACTCAAGGGTAGTTTTACTTGGGATTTAATTCCCTTTGAAACTATGCAAGATTATGCTGCTATGGATGCAGTGTGTACTTACTTATTATTTCAGAAGTTTGAAAATGCACTAGTAAAGAATGACAGGTTGTATGGAGTCTATAAAGATATTCTTCTTCCAGCATGTAGATTCTTAACCGATATTCAAGATCATGGCGTACCTTTTGATAAAGAAAGACTACAAACATCTTCAGTACTAATGCAAACACAAATTGATGAAGCTATTGAGAAGTTGTATACCTATCCAGCGATTAAAGAGTTTGAACACAATCAAGGTAAAGACTTCAACCCTAACAGTACAATGCAGTTAAGAGGATTACTCTTTGACTTTTTAGGATTAAAACCTACAGGCAAGAAAACTGGAACGGGTGCGCATAGTACTGATGCGGAAGTACTAAAAGAGCTAGCCGAGAAACATGAAGTACCACAGTTAGTACTCGACATAAGACAGAAAGTAAAGATTAAGAGTACATATCTTGACAAAATTTACCCACAGCTTGACAGAGATAGTAGACTTCGTACAGGGTTCA